ATAATGAAACCTGGTGAAAACAAAAAGTCTGTGATGCTCAATTTTCAACATCCAGTGAAAGAGATGTTCTTCGTATCACATTCCAAATTGGCATCTCTCAATAACATACCAAACTATTACAATGAAATCGTGAATGCCGAACTCCGTTTCAATAATGAAGTTGTATTCAGCCGAGACGGTCTCTTTCTCACATACGAACAAGCACTCAAATATCATGTGAATTCCCCATTAGCACTCGATTTTACAACCGAGCAGATTAACGGTTCAACTCGTCGTCTAGGTCCATCGAAGTTCGGTATGTACTCATTCTCCCTAAAACCAGAGATGCCGTATCCAACTGGTCAGGTCAATATGAGTCGCATATCTCATAAACTTTTTACACTCGAGATTACACCGATCGATGCTACGTACGAAAATGACACTAGAATATATGCCGTGAATTACAACGTATTGCGCATCGAGAGTGGTTTAGCTGGATTAAAATTTTAGATAGATATAGTAGTAATGGCTGGACAAGTCCAACTCTCGGCTTCTGGGCCTCAAGAGAGATTTTTTACGATAGATCAGACTACAGTTATTTTGTGGAAAGTTTCCAGAAACATTCAAACTTTTCCACTGAATTTGTGGATATAGATCCTGAAAATAATGAAGCTGATTTTGGGAAAAAAGTTCGGTTCAAAGTTCCCCAAAATCAAGGTGATCTACTCAAGACACTCAGTGTGAAAATGAAACTTCCAGAGATTATTCAAACTGGTGCCACGATGTACATAGAGTCGGTCGCACACGCACTCATAGAACACGTGGATCTCATCATAGGTGGTAAAGTGATTCAAAGACTCACGAGTGATTACCTTCAGATTTACTCAGAACATAATGTCACCCAAACGAAACAAAAGGCTCTCGAACAACTCGTGGGAAAGTATCCACTCAGAACATCGGATAAACTTGTCGGTGAAGTTATTCAGAGTGGTGGGGGTAATTCCGGTATCGTGATTCATAATACGTTGGGTCTCACCTCGGATGAAAGTTTCTTTGTCGATCTCCCCTTTTATTTTTATAAACATCCAGAATTAGCTGTACCCCTATGTGCCATCAATAAACAAGAAGTGGAAGTTGAATTCAAATTGAGGAATGCACAAGATCTGGTGATCAAAGCCGATGGTTCGTACATCACCTTGGAAGAAACCCTCAAACTAAAAGAATTCAAACTGTGTACCGAAGTGGTTTTCTTGGATTCTACAGAACGTATCAAACTTATGAATACACCCACAGACTATCTGATCACAGAAATTCAAGAAGATATATTCGACGTTGGAGTTGGTGTCAACGAAGGAAATTTCAAATTAGATTTTACAAATCCAGTCAAGGAACTGTACTTTGTCATTCAGAGACATGGGAGTAATGTGAACGCAGTGGATAAAACTCTCCAGGGTAACTTTGTCACTATTTTTGATTATGATAATACCTCCAATGTTCAGGATGGAAAGTTCATTCTTTACGAAAATTTAGAGTACCTCACACTCACATTAGATGGTCAGGATATCATCACACGAGATATCGGTAACGTGATCTTCCTAAAGGCTGTACAAGCGGCGATTCATCACTCGAAGACCCAACTCATCAGGCGATTCTATTCCTATAGTTTTGCTCTTCAGCCCGAAGAGTGGTATCCCACAGGACAAATCAATTTCAGTCTCGTAAAAGATCAAAATCTTAACCTAAGTCTCACGTCGTGTCCCGATTTTAGTAGACAAATTCGTGTATACGCTCTAAGTTACAACATTCTCCGTGTTCGTGAGGGAACTGGTCAAACTCTTTTTAATACCAAACACTAAAGATGAACATGCAAACTGGCTTCGGTGATGAGTGCTCAGGTATGGTGGAGCAGTACATCAAGACTATGACGGATATACTGTTACCTGTCATAGAGAAGAGTACTTTACTCGCAGCCGAATATTGCAAGGCGTGTGGGAGAGATGTTTTACTCCCAGAAGACATGAAATATGCGATCAAGTACTGTGCGATGTACACTGTCGGTCAGGATATTGGAAGTTTATTTCCTGAAATATATGACGATGAAGACGAAGACGAAGAGTCTGACGAAGACGAAGAGGATTACCCACCTTTCGAGAGATACACAGGAGAGGATGAACGGTTCATTCGTGTGAATCAGGCGTACGATCGATGGGACACGTGGGTGCCTCAAAACCCGACAGAACACATGTTAAAAAATGCTATTAATAGTAATGAGCACCTCTGAGCCAGAGGGTTGGTCCTTCTCGAATACTAAATTTAAAGTATATGATTCCGGTACCAGCTCTAGCGATGATTCATCGGATGATGAAGATATCTTTTCAAAAACTAAATCTATAAATAAGAAAAAATTCAAAAAAATTGTAGAGAAGGAGGATCTCTTACCAGAATAATTTTCCCAATGTATTATATAAAATGTCCGCCGTTAGCTCTGCCCTCAAGACTGTCGATCTCGTCACCCAGGAACTCCAGACCCAGACCCTCAACTCCATCGTCGGTGGTTTCTCCTTCGCGGCCGCCATGTCGTGGATGGATTTCATCCGTTGGGTCATCACCCAGGTTGTCAAGGTCCCCAAGAACGGTGGTTTCCAGTATGCGCTCACCGCGCTTCTCACATCCCTTCTGTCCGTGATTGTCTTCCTGGTGATCACCCAGATCAACAGTACCATTAAGAAGCCTGCTCAACCAGTGTTTGCGGTGAGCCGATAATTCTTCTGGGTTTCTTATTCATAAACAACAATAAGAATAGTCCAACTATGACGATTAACGCGATGTAGATGTATTCCCTTTTCCATCTATACACATTCTCACGAACCTCTTCGGGAATGTGTACAGGTTCTTCTTCGACTTTTTCGATGGGTACCTTTGGTAAGTTTTCCAATTTATCAGTGGAACACGTAATTTCGAACTTTAGTATATGCTCTTGATTTCTAAAATCATATGGAATCAGACGACCGTGACTCATGTAGAAAAACTCGACGTGGATATTTTGAATAAATTTTTGAGGACCAGAATGGAAATGATGCACGAGATGATCATCCACACCGCTAAAGTTTATAAAGTCTGAACCATTTAGAAGTATATGTCCTGTATAAAAAGGTGTCGATGAATAGATATCTTGATTAAATTCGTCAGAACCTGCAGTGAGTTTGAGTACTATTGAATTTGGACCATTCAAGTTAATCACCCCAGATGTGAGCTGACCGTTCGCATTCGATGTAAAGTCTCGAGAACTAAATCCCAACACTTGGTGAGGTGTCGTCACGAGAGAGCTGGTATCTTGGTATCCATTAGTCCCGGTGTGAAATTCAAACGTAAAAGCATTAGAATTACCTACATTCGAAAAACTGAGAGCATCCGTATCTTCATCGTACACGACCAAACTGACATTAGAGTCTGGGGGTGCGAGAACAAGTTCAAGATCTTCGGCTAAAACGTATCCATTTGCATAGTTCGTTTCACTCAAAGTAAATACATTCCCATCTACACTGAACGTTTTGTTCGTGGAACAGGTTGTCAATTGAGGCGTAGGAATTCTCGCAGAAACCAATGTGATTTTGGATACGTCATAAATTGGATTTTCCAATGTAACGACATAACTATTCGCATATGAATACAAATTTGTTTCACGTTCACTACTATCTATGCTAAGGTTATACACCTTCATTAAAATAGATGTATACTATTTTAATGACTGTTTTTATCTACTGATCTCTCTCTTATTGATACAGCGAGTGAGCCAATGGGTTGTTCTGGAGCTGGCGCTGGGCAATACTGAGATCCCGTGCGTTGGGGTTCTCGTTCCCCTTATAGGCGTTAAACTGGTGGAACGCTTTTTGCTGGTACTGCTGGGTCCAACCACCGTTGGCGGCGTTCATGCGACCATCGACACGAGTCGTATCCGAACGAACTGCTGTCAAGGCACCACCCTGCTTGAGTGCACTCTCCCGAACATTCATACGACCAGCGTTACCCATGCGGTTAGGCTTACCACGACGGTCTTCGGGGCGGAAACCGTACTTCATGAGTTCCTCGTTCGTCTTCGATGTCACCTGAGCGGCAACACTGTTCGTGTACGCACCACGGAAGTTGGTGATACCCGGTTGCGCTTGGTTGTTGTAGTTGTACTGTTCATCGTTGCGATCACTCTTGAATCGCGTGGGATCCTGGGAAACAGTTTGCGCCGAGACGAAACGCTTAGCGCCATTGAACCCGAGGCCATCTTGGCGAAGACCGGTTTCGGACCTATTGGTTGTCCTCTTGGTCTTCTCGTGTTCGTTGCGGGGAACGACACCGGACATACCTTGGGCGCGACCAGCCACGACGGGGCGTCGTGATAGAAGGAACGCGGTCGTATCGGGTTTGTTATGGGTGAGTTCACCGACAACGGCGGAGCGACCACCGGTGACATCCACCGCTGGACCAGCTCGTCCGGGGAGGGTGGTAAGCCTATAGGCACCGACATTGACGGGATTCACCCTAAACATTTGCTGGTACCCACCGACCGCTGGGGTATCGGCACTGACACCGAGACCTGGACCAACCATCTGCTTCTCGACGGGTGATAAGTTGTTCATACGACCCTGATCATACATACGGTTGCGCATGTTCAGGATCTCCTGACCGCCACTTCGTTGTTGCTTAGAAATATCAGCAAAACTATTCATCTCTCTCTTCTGGGGGACAGGCTCAAAATTGCCGTTTTGTATTTCTATAGGAGCTTTGACTACCGGTTTTTCAACCTCCTGTATAGGTGGTGGAACTGACTTAGTACTCAAAGTTCGACCAACATAGACTAGACCGGCCACAGCCATGAGCGAAATGGGATCAGCCATTGTTACTTATTACCGACATTTTTATTAGCGTACCTTTGCTGAAAAAGGCCATTCTGAAGTTCGGCACGGGTACTGACGGGCTCATACCGTAAGGTACGGAGGGGAACTTTACATTCCATGTTGGACAGTGGGAAGAGATTACGTTCATAGGTTTGGACAATCACTTTATTGAAACGGGATGTGGTTTGAGGACGAAGTTGATCACTCGTATCGATATATTGGGCTGGAGAACCTTTACCGGCCATGTAGGGAGAGGTCCCGTACAACATGGTGTTGGGGCGACAGCTACCACAGTTGAGACTACTGGGCTGTGGATACACAAAAATCTCATCAGTCGCTTTTACTGGGGGAATCGCACCCTTGTTTTGAACTCTAGAAAGGCCAGGTTGAAGCTGATACGCCATTTATTATTACATAAGAATTTTAATCTAACTGAAGGTTCCGCCACCACCTCGCACACTTCCACCACCACGGGGACCCCTTATGTCACCATCCCCACCGAGACCCGCGAACGCCTCGAGCTGGACACCCCGAGCATCTGGGTCGCAGAAACGGGTATCACTCTTACACATCGGACCATTCTTGGGACCGTATAACCATTCGGCGAATCCAGTCTGATCCCCTGGGATATTCGATACCGGGGTCGTCACAAATTGCCGATCCACACCGTTCCTCATGTACTTAGGAAGGGGGGAACGAGAACGCCCTCCATCCATAGGAATCTTATCACTCGTGTAACTGTTCACGAAAGGTTTCACGGTGGGGTAATAACACGCCGATAACCGATTGGGTGCGTCCGTGTAATCAGTGATGAGCACATTACCCATAGGATTATCCTCGGTGGGCATCTGACACAATTCACCTTCGATTGTACTTCCAAGTGTTTCAGTCACCATTTTAGACCGATAAAGAACATATATAACAGAGAGAACCGTCACCCCCAAAACGAATATTCTGGGGTCCCGGCGAATAATGTAAATGAGACAGCTCGCATAAATGACAAAACGAGAAGCGGCATTGATACGATCTTCTGGGGTTTGTTCACTCGTGGGCCAGAACTGGGAAACCTTATCAGCCCTGATGAGCTGCTGAGGATCGTCGAACCAGACTTTCATTTAATATAAGATGAGGTTTATTTTTTAGGGAGACCACCAAGCATGCTTCCCATCATCTTCATGAGGGCATCGTGGTTCAGTTCACCATCTCCATCTTGCATCTTATCAGCACATTCCTTCGCGATTTTCTCGATCATCGAGAGTGTCTCATCAGGAATGGATGTGATCGTCGTACCGAGCATGTACAGAGTCTGGAGATATTGCCATGTCGCAGACCTCGTATTGGCGGACATTCGCTTCCAGTAGGACTTAATATTGAGGTCCTTGAGGAAATCGATGTTCTCAATCTCCTTGAGGAGGAAGGATTCATCTTTAGACGAAATCTTATCCGCATATGGACTCACACCCTTCATGTACGCATCCACGACGAGACGTGGATTACCAGACTTCAGTAAATCGAACGACGTCATCATCTTTTTTATGCCTTTTTCCTCTGGAAAAGTCTTGTGCAATTCCACAAGAAATTGACCCATCATATCGTTAAACGCAGTAACGGATGCCATTTTCTTATTCTACTGGTATAATCTTTAAGTTTAGAAAGGGTCTGTAGAAATAGACTCTTTCTGGCCGATGCCACCCGACACGATAAAGAATACCAGAATTGCGTTGAGGACAGCAGGCTTGGTGTATTTATTGAGTTCCAATTTACCTTCATTATTGAGATTAGCCTTCAGGTGAATGTAGGCAGCAGTGATACCCCCCGCGATGAGTGCCGCCTTCATGGGGTCACGGAGATAGTCGGAGAGTTCCATTTAATTATACCTAGGATTTTTTGTACGCTGTTCTGGTGCGTCCCCAAAGAATACATCATCGTCTTGTTGAGGCTGGGCCTGAGGCTGAGGCTGAGGCTGAGGCTCCAACTCGGGCATGGGCACAGGTGCTTGCACACCTGGAACCGTCTTGAATTCATTTTCGAGACCGGTCGGTTCAGG